AGATTGCAGAAGCTCGTAAGTTGCTGGACGCAAGAACATTCCAACAAGAGTTTGAAGCTACCTTTGTGACTGCAGGCAACAGAGTCTGGTATGCGTTTGATCGCTCAGAAAATGTGGTGCCGTATCCAGGCAGCACACCCACGCAACTTGAGATCGGAATGGACTTTAATATTTCGCCCATGAGTGCAGTTGTGTTCAGAAGAGAAGGTAACCGAGTATGGGCAACAGATGAAATCGAAATGTATTCTAGTAATACCCAAGAAATGGTGGCAGAAATTCGTAACCGTTACCCGAACATACGACCCGAGAGAATCACCATCTACCCTGACCCTGCAGCAAGACAACGCAAGACCTCAGCAGGCGGCGCTACTGACCTCAGCATACTGCAGAACGCAGGATTTGTAGTTCGAGCACCAAACGCACACAACCCTGTGCGTGACGGAGTAAATGCTGTAAATAGCATGCTGTGTGCTGCTGGGGGTGCTCGCAGATTCTTTGTGGATCCTGGCTGCAGACGCTTGATTGACTGTTTAGAGCGACACAACTATAAGCCTGGAACCACAGTGCCAGACAAAAACACCGGCTACGATCACTTGACAGACGCAGCCCGTTATTATTTTGATTATGTGTTTCCTGTTCGCAGGGACGTTATTGACATGCCACCCCAGCGCTGGGGTCATTCAATTGGAGCCAGGCCTGAGCCGGCTAGAAATTTAGGAGTCAGAGCATGACTGTGATGCAAACCATAGAGCAGCAATTAAGTGCTGTTATGAGCGAGAAAGAACTTTATACCACTTATCAGAGTCGTTGGAAGTATCTGTTAGAAAGTTTCTTAGGTGGCGATGACTACCGTGAAGGTGCTAATCTAACACAGTATCAGTTGGAAACCACTAGTGAGTATGTTCAACGCACCAGAGCCACCGGCTTAGACAACCACTGCAACAGTGTGATACAGGTCTACAACAGTTTCTTGTTCAGGGAATCACCAGACAGACAGTTTGGCACTCAGGAAAACAGTAGAGTGGTGCTGGACTTTCTACAAGATGCAGACTTTGATGGACGCAGCTTAAATCACTTTATGAAAGATGTGGCCACATGGTCAGCAGTGTTTGGTCATTGCTGGATTGTGCTGCTGAAGCCCAATGTGAACGCCCAAACTCGAGCAGACGAAATTGCTGCCGGTGTGCGTCCTTATGCCAGTGTTGTGACACCTCTTGTGGTGCTGGACTGGCAGTATCAGCGAGAGCCAAATGGTCGCCAAGAACTGATCTACTTCAAATACATTGAAGACATCAATGACAGCCAACGAACCATCAAAGAGTGGCGACCAGACAGTGTGCGCACAGTCACAGTGGACATTGATCGTCGCAGTATCAGTTCTGATGTGTCAGAAGTTAATGGATTAGGCTACATTCCTGCAGTGTGTGCTTACAATCAGAAGAGTCCTGTTCGTGGTGTAGGCACAGGAGACATTGGTGACATTGCAGATCTACAACGCATGCTTTACAACATCAACTCAGAGATTGAACAAAGCATCAGAATTGACAGTCATCCCAGCTTGGTAAAAACCCCTGAAACTGCTGCAGGCATTGGTGCAGGATCAATCATACACATGCCTGACAATTTAGACCCTGGTCTCAAACCTTATCTGCTGAACTATTCGGGAGCAGAAGTTTCAGCCATGCTGTCTGTTAAAAAGAACTTAGAAGAAGCCATAGACAAGATGGCCAATACCGGAGCTATTCGTGGCACTGAAAGCAGACAGCTGTCAGGAGTGGCCATGGAAGTGGAGTTCCAGTTACTGAACGCCAGACTCAGCGAAAAAGCCTCAAACATGGAACTGGCTGAAGAACAGATGTGGAAGATATTCAGCGACTATCAAGGACAGAGCTGGACCGGACACATTGAATATCCACGCAGCTTCAACGTGCGTGATGCACAGGTTGAAATGGCTCAGTTAAGTATTGCACGCAGCACAGCCACAGACCCTGGTGTGTATAAAATAATTGACCGAGCAATACTTGATTTAATGGGAGTTCTGAATCCTGAAAAGTATCTGACAGAACAGAGTGGACTGCCTGCTGCTTATGTGAACAGCAACAGTGACAGTGTGCCAGAGAACCAACAGTGTGCAAACTGCAGCTACTACGACTCAGTCACCTCAGGCTGCAGTAAGTGGGATCAGACTGTGAACCCTGTGTTCTGGTGCGAAAGCTGGCAGGGTCTGGTTGAAACTGCTATAGACTCGCAGGAAGGACTCTGAAAATGAATGCTTACAAGAAGAAACCAGGACCAAAACCACGCTGAATCTGCGTGTGCTTATAAATAGATCACAACCTTAGAAAGGGCGAGAGAAACGATGAACTCATTACAAACATCGGCAGACAACGCAACTGATGCGACAGACTCAAACACTGAAAATCAGGTCCCGGAAAGCAAAACTTACAGTCAAGAAGACGTAGACAACATGATGGCACGCATGCGTGGCTCACTAGAAAAGAAGTTGTTGAAACCTTACGAAGACCTTGGAGACCCTGCAGAATTACGTCGATTGCGAGCTGACTCAGAGCAACGTGCCCTGGACCAGCAGATCAAACGCGGTGAATTTGAAAAGACTCTGCAAGAACTTGCTGCCAAAAAAGATTCTGAAATCCAAAAGAGAGATGTGATCATCAAAGAATACCGAGTCAACACTCCGGTGTTGAACGCTGCAGCCAAGTATCGTGCTGTGAATCCCACCCAGGTGCAGACCTTGCTGGCTCACAGTGTCAGACTCAATGACGACGGTGAAGTTGAAATTGTTGATCTCAAAGGTAGCGTGCGTTATAATGACGCAGGACAAGCTATTGCTGTGGATGACCTGGTGCGAGAATTCCTAGATTCGAATCCGCATTTTGTCAGTGCAGCACCTGCCACTACCAACTCACAGTCAAGTGTGGGCAGAACCAACAGTGCAAACACTGTAGACTTCAGCAAGTTGGACATGAAGAATCCGGAACATAGAAAAATTTACGCTGACGCTCGCAAGAGTGGACGCGTGTAACACTCAATTTGGAGAAAATTCATGAGTAACAATACCTCACTCAATAGCGAACTGTTTGCCAACCTGGTCACAGCCGCTCAATTCGCAGCTTACGAACAGTCAGTTGCTCGTCAAATCGTAACTGTGTTTGACGCACCTGTTAACGCAGGTAAGATCCTTCAGGTGCCTGTATGGAGTGCAATCACTGCAGCCAACATCACTGACGAATCAGCTGCCACTGCAGCCAACACCAACACCACTAGTGCAACTATCACACTTAGTGAGCACGTGGTTTACCACCAGATCACTGACATGCTGCGTGATTCAGCTTACGGTGATGTGATGAGTCAACTGGGTGACCAGTCTGGCCGAGCCATTGCTGAAAGCATTGACAAGCAGGTGTTTGATCTGTTCACTTCGTTTACACAAAGCGTGGGCAGTGCCGGTGCTGAAGTAACTGTTGATTCAATCCTTCAGGCTGCTGCAACACTGCGCAGCAACAAGCTAACAGGTCCTTTCTTTGCAATTTTGCACCCTAAGGTTGCTTACAACATTAAGAAGCAGTTGAGCTACAGCAGCCAAACCAACGTGCCTGCTCTAAGCACAGTGGGTAATTCAGTGTTAAGTGATTTCTACATTGGTTCTATTGGTGGCGTGACCATCATCGAATCTGGTCTAGTTAGCATTGACGACGATTCTGACTCAATAGGTGCTGTGTTTGCTAAGTCAGCCCTGGGTCACGGTATGCGTGGTTCAATTGCCATGGAAATGAGTCGTCTGGCACAGAACCGTGCCACTGACATGGTGCTGACTGCGGTTGCTGGTTCAACTATCCTGCAAGCCACCCATGGTGTCAAGATCATCGGCGACGCCGCTCTGTAATACAGGAATCTACATCCATGGCTTTCATAACCTCAGGTTCGACTGTGATCTCCTTTGCTGCAAGTGACAACTTGACAGCACTGGACCAACGTCTGTTTGAACAAAATGAAGGCCTTGATACCGATTACCTGGATGATCAACTGGTGCGCAGCACAGCTCGTATACTGAGCCTGTTGCGCAGCACAGTATGGTGGCAGGATCTATACATCTCTCGACGCAGCACAGATAGTGTGCTGATTCAGACCACAGCAGACATTCCAGCACTGGACGCCGGTCTAATCCAGGCTCGTGAAGACGACTTCACAGACCTGTGCTGCTACTATGCACTGTATAACTACATTCTACCACACATTGCAGACTTCGGCAACGAAGACAGTGCAGAGCGTAAGAAAATGGGCTACTACCAACAAAAGTTCGATCTACTCTTTGGTGAGTTGATCAGTGCTGGCGATTGGTATAACTTTGACAACACAGGTGCTATAACCAGTGAAGACAAGCAGCCCGGAATCCAGAATCTGCGGAGAGTGCGATGAGAGCCGAAGTTATTTCATACCTGGAAGCCAATCTGGTCTCAGGCTTTGCGGTCACCCGTGAACTGCCCTGGGATTCAAATGGTCAACCACTGTATGAGAAAAACTTCAAACGAATCTATGTTGATCAAGATCAGGTAAGTCAAGAAACCCTCATTGAAGTGCTAAACGGCAGCGGAGTGATAAATCAAACTGTCACTGTGAGTGCTTATGTCACAACAGACGCGAAAAATACCCCTTCAAATTTAAACAGTTTGATCACCACCATGACTGCTGCTGCGGTTGGAATCACTGCGCCGGGCACAACCCAGCGTGTGACCCAGGTCAGTAGTGTGCTCACAGGTGATAGTCAGACTATGCAATTTGAATTCAGCAGTAAACAGCTGATTGTTAACCAATAAAGGAAAATAACATGAGTTATATCAATCCAAGTCCAGGTGTTAATGGTGCGCAAGTAACATTAAACCTGGCAATCGCCAGCAACGGCTCAGACACAGGCATGAATGTGCCTGCGTTGCAAGACGTTACTGTAAACAACGCCAACGACGTGTTTACCTGGACCCAGCTGGATGCAGGTAGTAAGCGCCAAATTGCTACCACTGCAACCAACGACCTCAGCATGAACATTGTGCTGGACGAAGCAACATTCTTCGGCACTGATCCTGCCGAAGGCTCCACTGCTGCTGAGTCAGGTATCTTTGGTCTCAGTAAAAACAAGACCCTGGTAGACTTTGAACTGTTCATCGGAGACGGAGTTACTATTTCAGGCTCAGGCTACGTGACTGGTCTGAGTCCCACAGTGAGTGCAGACAGTCCTGTGTGGGTTTCACCAATTACCATCACGGTAGACGGTGACTACACAGTGGTCAGCGCATAATCCAGTAGACTCAGAGTCAGAAGAGGGCACAAAATGCCCTCTTTCTGCTGACCGCAAATAAGTATTCTAAAGGCAGGCTAGCAGATGAATATTTTAGATTCAAAAACAGATCAAGAGATTTTACAAAGCCTCTTAGCAGAAGTCGCAAAAGCTCGGAGTGAGCTTACCTGCGCAAAGAGAGATGTTGACAAAGCAACTGGAAGATTGGCTTTCACGTTGGTGCTGATCAACACAGTGTTAAACAGATACCGGGATTAACAGATGGACATTACAAAACTTTCAGCAAAACCACAACTGGTTAAAATTACCTTGGACGATGCAGCTATTGTTGCAAAATATTCAGAGCCCATTGACTTCTACACCTGGGATCGTCAGCCTATGGACATGTTCCTTCGGATGGCAGCAGCAGGTGTTAATGATGAAGCCAAGTTGATTGACACACTGAGAACTATGATCCTGGATGAAAAAGGTAAACAAGTTATCAGTGGTGACAATATGTTGCCTATTGATATCCTGGTTGCTGCAATGCAGAAACTCAGTGAAAATCTGGGAAAGTAACTGGCGGCTCTGACTTTGATCCTGACAGCGCTGCCACACACACGCTGGTTACCATAGACAACTTGGCTTTCCGTTATGGATTACTGCCCAGCGAAGCACTGGCTCGTGCAGACACCTTTGATCTGATTGTATTAAATACAAGCACACTGTGGGAAAATCACACTCACAGTGTAGAACAACAAAAAGAATCTGGTCACAGCACCCAGAAAAAATCTGCCCAGCTCAGCCAAGCTGAACTGATTCGAATGATGCGAGCGGTCAAAGGAGACAATTATGGCAAGGATAAATCTTAATTTAAAGTTCACAGACCGCAGCACTCAGATGCTGGCGCAGCTTCAGTCAGGTGTGAGAGGTCTTATCAACGACGCTTACACAGTGTTTGTGGATAATACACCTGTGAAAACTGGCAATGCTCGACGCAGAACTCGGCTAACAAAAGATTCCATTGCTGCTGACTATGTTTACGCCAGTGAACTGGATGGGGGCAGTAGTGTTCAGAGTCCAAACGGTATGACAGAACCCACCCAGGACTGGATCACTAAACAATTTAAAAAGATAGCAAAGGGCAAGTAACAAATGGCAACCATTAACAAAGTAGTCTTTCAGTCAGACAGTAATCAACTACGCAAAGACCTAAAAGGCATTCAGTCAGAAACTACCGGTGTTGGTGACGCATTTGGTCGACTCA